GTTGCACTGGTATACACCATGCCATAAAGTGCAAAGTGTTCAACGACATCTTCGGCACATACTTGATGTTTATCATCAAACGACCAGATGTTGTCATCACCATAAACACCAAGAGAAAAGAAATTGTCAACATCAAGCAGGGCAGCAGCTCCAAACTTCATATAAATAAAGCTATGAAACAAAAACATATTATACATGGAGTTGATAATGCTTGTTGCTGGGTGCCCAGAGGGTAGAGAACCAGTTTTTTTGTATAACTGACCGCACAAAAACGAATCACCACCAAGATGTGTGGTATCATAAACGTCCTTACACAAACCTTGCATAATTTGAACATCACCAAGATGTGACATCCTCATACACAAGTGATCAAGCAACGCTTTTAATACAAGAGGATGTTGCCTCTTATCAAATTGCTTGAAATCCCCATCAAAGATGGGCGTACCATACTTCGAGAGGCCTGACGCAAATTGTGACCACTCCTCTGAATAAGGGTTGATACCTATCATGCCGCCATGTAAAAGTCGCGTCCTCATAAACTCACCTGTGAACATGCCAAAATACTTGCGCCAAAGCAAGGTATAATGTACAGGAGCGCAGCTTAAAAGCCTTGTCTGACAATTGTCAACCTTACTTTGTGGTAAAGTTTCGGCTTTAAGAGCACCTCTATATATCACATTCGTGTGTCCCTCTGCATAAAGTTCAGTAAGACGGTCCACATCATCAAATATCTTCTTTGCATCTATGCTATCCAAAGTGTAGACGGTCTCACCAAATGCCTTACGTTTGTCATGTGAAGACAAACAATAAGGATATCCTGGGGACGTGCCTCTATTGATAGGCTGCACATATTTGTGCTCATTGCCCATAACCATCTCTTCATTTGTGAGCTTCCTTAGTTTATCAACATCTATGAAAGAAAAGATGCGGTTAACTGTAAATCGCGCCACCAAACCATAATGATCTGGAATATTGCTGGAAAAGTCAACATTAGTTGCTTCTATTGCTTTCACCATGGGATCAACCAAGTTGCCACCAACATAACGTGGTCTCAAAGCTGCTACTGCATTTGAGCTTTCTTCAATTGCACCAGCATAAGCAGTCTTAACAATACCAGGATCCCCAGAATTAAAGACGGGCGTGACCTCACCCATGAAAGTTATAGAACCTTGAGCACTAATATAAGGCTCAAAGTCATCTAAAAACATGGGTGTGTAGAAAGCTGAAACATCTGAACCTCCACTATGGATACCTAAAATCCTCTTCTGGTTTGAAGTATTTGATCGTATGACCAATGAACCACAATCACCATTCTCTGTAAGAGCATCGTACTTAACAAGGAACATGTTCACACCACCCATAGCATTGGAATAGTGTCTTTTAACTTCACCACCCTCAGAAAAATGTAACGTGCCTCTATCACCCTTAAGCAATAGTACATGTCCTCTTTCAATACGTGTTTTTTTGCGCATGTGGGGTCGTAAGTCACGCACACCTTGTAGAGATACTTTAAGTGTCTCAACTGCAAGATCACGAACACAATCATTCTCTTTAAAGGGCCCAACAACAGTACCAGCATCAAGATCATAATGTTGTCCTAACCATTTGAAATAAAATTTAACATTGTGAGTACGCATCTGGTCAATAAAGTGGTACGAATAGGCGACTGTCCTATGATCTATAAGTACCACTCTACCAACTACCTTCTCTATGCCACCATAGTCACAAAACATAGGCACTATATGTGATGAAAGAGCAAAGGCAACTTGATCATTTTGGGCTACAACTGGACTTTCTGACCTGTTCTTCTTGAGGCCTCTCGGCAAAAGTGACAAAGAGCTTTAACTAAGGCACAAACCACTGTTATTTGTATACAGAGTGGAGCAAATTTCTTCACCCCAGATATAACACCAGTTAGTTTGTTGACACTCTTCCTTACACTGTTACCAACTTTGATAATATTGCCCACTGTCCTTGCGACTGTAACGACACCAACAGCTGCTAACACATTGATGACACCAGATTGCGCCTCAACACCTTGCGTCTCAAGCATAGACTCATATTCCTCTTGTTCATTGACTATGGTTTCAACGACCTTTGAGATGTGTTTCTCCATGTCAACTCTACGGTTATAACGAATGCGAACACGGCTTAGAACATCAGATACTGACATGACATCACCTGATGCTGAACCTATGCTAAAATTATAGTTGCGGAAAGTCCAATCAGGCTTGTCACAGTGAAGACTATCATTCAAATGCATCTCAAGAGCTATATCATACCTTCGCAAAACAGCACTAGGACAATGAACCAATCCTCCTAAATTGAAGGCATTCTCATCGTTAGTCGTCATGATGATAAACCTGGACGTAAAATAACATTTTCCTTTAGAACTAAGTGTTGCCATATTGAGCGGAAAAGGCCATTGGTTACATGCACGTATGAAAGTCATAACTTCATTGTCAGGACTACCTGCAACAAGTTTAGCTTGACCAAAGTCATCAAAGGCACATATAGGTTGTCCTCCATAACCTTCCCAATATTCAGATGTGCCCTTACAAAACAACATCTTATCATCAGATTGCCATTGATCTCGCTCCTCTTGTGTACACAGGTTGCGCGCAATGTAGCGAGCCAATATACGTGAAAAGGTGCTCTTACCACATCCTGGTGGGCCACGTATGACAATCACAAGTGGTTCCATCCTGGTTGCTCCTGAAGCAGCTGGAAAAATAGATGCTATATCAGCAAGGGCTGCGTTGCCCTTAGCAACGACAATAGCGTTAAAACCAGACTTATAAACACTAGCTAATTTGATCCCAGTCATAACCAAGGCATCATAAGATGACCTAACAGAGGACTCACAGGGGGACAATTTTTCAGCCATAATCTTAGCACAGAAAACACGTACACATGACAACCAATTTTCTATCTCCTTCTCATTAGCACGAACAAGAGTTATCTGTTCCTTATTGAATAGTTTGAGAACCATGTTGCATATCGCTTCAATACCAACAACTGAGCCCTCAAGCATTGATTGCACACCACGAGTCAATTTCTCATGATCAGCAACCCTCCTATAAAGCCCAACTCTCTTACCAAGTATGAATACAATAGCAGCAGTTAGAGACTTGCCAACAAAGCCACTCTCAGCCTCGATTTCCTCAATACTAAACGGCTCAAAACCATTGTCTTCATCTAAAGATGACGCTGATAGTATATTGGTTATATCGTCAAGCATATCGTCAGACTGTGGGATTTTATCAAAAAAATCCTCACCACCAACATTGATTTCCTGCTCAAGCTCTCGAATCCGATCACGGAGCTCTTTCTCCCTATCCTCATAATCCTCAAAAGCACATCGCGTGTTAAACCGATACTCTTCCATCTTACTACGTAGTTCACAAATTTCGGCATCGAGCTGTTTGTATCGATCAAATGTCGACTTTCTTATTCGTGAACCACACTGAGTGACGACATAAGGATCACCTGTGTATCTGTTCTTGGAGACATACCTCCTTGCATATGGTGCCATAATTTGTATTGCGGTGAATACACGCAACATCCTTGTGGTTGGACCTACTTTACCAAACACCTTACGCATAATATCAGTCACCAAACGCACAGTAAACCCAAGTAAAAGAACGTAAACAACGATTGCAAGACATGAGTTTTTCTCAAGAATGTTGTCAAGACCACTAACAATGGCGTTCACAGCATTTGTGACTGATGAATACAGACACTTGTCCAATCTTGGTACACCTTGAGCTTCAACTTCCTCTGTAGAAACGTGAACATGAGTGGTGTCAGTACTTTCTTCACCACGCCAAATGTGTTTATAACGATCTTTGATTTCATCAAGATCAAAACATGAATGGTAGAGAGTGATTGGTTCAAGGCCATACTCAATACTCTCATCACGACACATTATGGTTTTGTCAACACGGACCTTACAGGCTCTCTTGACAAACCTACTTACAAACCTCATCCACTCAGAATCAACCACATTTTTATGAATTTTCCTGCAGTACTGTGGACCAGGTAAAGGAACTTCACACTGCTTATACTTACGAAATGGTGATGTCAAAATCATCATTTCATTAAAAGAGAGACAGTTTCTGATTTGGTTATACATGGTGTGTTTGGTTTAGTGTTAGGACACGACCCGGGCTTAACGACCACCCAACGAATAGAGACAAAGTCAAATAAGCGCTGAATACGGTCAGCTCCTACAGTTTTATAGACTACCACGGCTAAGTGGAAACTGAATAACTAGCAAAAATTTAAATAGTCCTCATTCCCGATTACCTTAAAGTTAGGCGGGCCCTAACAACATACATTAATTCACCATTGTTAGATGTGTGAGCATCCCAATGAATGAAATAAAGAATGTGAGGTGGCTTGAATGTTCTGACAATGATAATCATACTAAAATAATACATCGTATGAGTTACATTCTGCTTACAAGACATCGAATGTCAAATCAAGACATCACATAAAACCACCATAGAGTCAAAAATCAGTTCGGAATTACATACAAAATGATAAAATGGTAAATGTAAGGCACGATTCAGCACCAGACTTCCTTATACTGTACATGAAGCACGATTCAGCACCAGACTTCTCCATATACATAGCCATTTTAAACAAACTAACATAAAATTTGGGGTTACATTGGGTTAGATAAAAGCAAAAAGGCACATGTTTCAGAAAATAAACCAAGTGGAGCGACCAAATGGGCATACGTATACACAAGTATGCTATCCCTTGATAAGTAGCATTAAAGAAACAAACCAAGCGGAGCGACTAAATGTGCAGACTGTATACACAAGTGTGTTAGCCCTTGATAACAAATTCAACCACATGTGAGAAAAACGACGTTGCAAGTCACCTTGCA